CGCGCATCACCTACGCCTATCTGGACCGCGACGCCGACGCCGAGGTGCATCAGGGCGCGTCATACACGCGGGTCTACGTGGAGGAAGCGGGCAATTTCCCGTCGCCGGCACCGATCATGAAGCTGATGGCGACGCTGCGCAGTGGCGCGGGCGTGCCGGTCGGCATGCGGCTGACCGGCAACCCTGGCGGGCCTGGCCACCAATGGGTGCGCGCCCGCTACATCGACCCGGCGCCGCGCGGCTGGAAGCTGCTGCGCGACCGCAACACCGGATTGCAGCGTACCTACATTCCAAGCCGCGTCGCCGACAACCACTATCTCGGCGCCGACTACGTGCAGCGGCTGAAGGCGTCCGGCTCGCCCGAGTTGGTGCGCGCATGGCTCGAGGGCGACTGGAGCGTTGTCAGCGGCGCTTTCTTTCCCGAGTTCAGCATGGACCGCCACGTGATCGCGCCGCGCACGCTGCCGCAGCACTGGGCGCGGTTCCGCTCGTTCGACTGGGGCAGCGCCCGCCCGTTCGCCTGCCTCTGGTGGGCGGTGTCCGACGGCTCGATGCACGACATCGCGCGCGGTGCATTGGTGAATTACAGGGAATGGTACGGCATGCGGCCGGGCGAGCCGAACGTGGGTCTGAAGCTCACCGCCGAGGCAGTGGCAGCCGGCATCCGCGAGCGTGAGGCCGACGATCCGCAGCCGATGAACGGCGTGGCCGACCCGGCCATGTTCGCGGAGGATGGCGGGCCGAGCATCGCCCAGCGCATGCACCAGGCGGGCGTGCATTTCCGGCCGGCCGACAACAAGCGCGTCCCGCAGCGTGGCGCGATGGGCGGCTGGGATCAGGTGCGTAGCCGGTTGGTGGGCGATGCCGACGAGCGGCCGATGCTGCTGCTGTTCAGCACCTCGCGCGATCTGATACGGACGCTGCCGGCGTTGCAGCACGACGATGCGCGGCCCGAGGACGTGGACACCGACATGGAGGACCACGCGCCGGACAGCCTGCGCTATGCCTGCCTGTCGCGGCCGTTCGTGCAAGACGCGCCGCCGGTGGTGATCGTGGACAGTTGGGACCGCGCGTTCCAGCGTGCCGCGCTGGCGGAGGCGCCGGATAGTTGGAGGGTTGCCTGATGCTCGACAGGGTGAGCCACCGCAATCCGGCCGCGCCATGGAACCAACCGGCGTGGTCCTGTCGTGCCCTCCATGTAATCGGTGGTGGCGCATTTGTAGGTGATGTTGCCGGTAAGACGGTCGCCGACATTGCGACGTTCACCCGTCAGGAGTGGATGCGTATCCCGAACTGCGGGCGTCGCACAACGAACGAGATCGCGGAAGTTCTCGGCGAGTACGGCTTGGCGTTTCGTGGTGAGCAGCCAACCCCGCTATGGCAGCCGCCGGCACCCGACGTTCGCGATTTCCCGGATGAGCAGTTGGTGATGGAACTACTGCACCGCGGCTACAGCATCGCGTATGCCCGTATCAGCAAAGGCCCGACATGACCGACAAGCCAGCACAGACCGGCGTCATCGACCAAGTGCGCCACCGCTGCGAACAGCGACTGGCGCATATGCGCGACGTGAAAGTTACGCATGTCACGACCACCGACATGGATACCGTCCTGGGTGTGGCCATTCGGTTGGAGGGGCCGCAGTTCTGGCGCCACGCCGTTATGGGCGACATGCGGGATGCAAATTCCGACCCGGTCGGGTTCGCGGATAGCGTATCTGACAAGCTGCTCGAAGCGATTGAGGCGAGGCGATGACCGACAAGCCAGCACAGACCGGCCGCGAGTTCATGCGCGAGGCCGCCGACAACCCGCAGAAGTGGGCCGACGCGATGATGCAGAGCGCCGAGCGCGAGGGCTACGCGGTCGACCGCGAGTGGCTGCTGCGCTGTGGCCGTGAAGCAGCGAAGCCGGACGGCTACATCGAGGTGCCGCGCGGCATAACCCACGAGTGGCTGCTGCGCTGGCTCAGCGACGCCATCGACGCCGGGCGCAGATCGAAGCTGCCGCCGATCAATCCCGAGGAGACGAGCGATGCCGAAAATCCTCGATAAAGCCGTCAGCCGCATCCAGCAGCGCGGTGTGAAGGCCAGCAGTGCATACCCGATCGCGGTCGCGAGCTTGCAGAAGGCCGGCGATCTCAAGAAGGGCAGCCTCAAGGCGACAGCCAAGGGCGTGGCGCGCGGCGCCATGTCGGTAGCAAAGCGGGCCGCTACACGCGGCAAATAGCATGAGCGCACCGACGCATGCTATAATGTTGCATGCGCAACATTTTCACGCGGGCGGCGGCTAAGGCAAGTGGTCTCCCTCGATACTTCACCGGGAAGCCGTGCAAGCATGGGCATATAGACGAGCGGATAACCGCAAACGGAACCTGTCGCATCTGCTCGAACACGATGTCTGATACGGCCCACAAGGCACGCCCTGACAAGCCGAGAGCGGCACGGAAACGCTGGCGCGAGGCCCACCGCGAAAAGCACAATGCCTGGGGCAAGAACAACCCCGAAGCGAGACGGGCCATCGGGCTGCGATGGTCGCGGCTGAACGGCGATAAGAGACGTGCCTATCATGAAGCTAATGCCGCGGCGATAAGGGAGCGTGTCAGGGCGTGGGTACGCGATAATCCAGAAAAGGCCCGCGTGCTTCGCATCAATCGCCGGGCGCGGTTGGCAGCAGCAGAGGGACGCCACACCGCAGCGGAGTTGGACATCCTCCTCAAATTGCAGCGCGGCAGATGCGTCTATTGCTCCATTTCGCTGAAACATGGCTACCACGCTGACCACATCATACCGCTGGTTCGCGGTGGCTCTAACTGGATCAGCAACATCCAACTGACCTGTCCGAAGTGCAACATGCGCAAGAACCGCTCTGACCATAGCGACTTCGTCAAGAGGCTTGGAAAGCTGCTCTAAATGTCCGGTACCGCACTCACAGTCACTACGAACCGCGCCGGCCGGTGGCCCGACGCTGTAGCGCAGTTCGACGGTCACGAGAGCGATGCGCCAAGAAATGCGGATGAGCAGCACATTAGGATGGTTCGTTGGTTTGAAGAAGCAGAACAGTCACAGATTGATTCTCGCGAACTCTCAATGAGGGATCGCGCATATGTTGATGGATCGCAGTGGACCACGCCGGAGCGCGACGAACTGCGCAAGCGCGGTCAGCCGATTATCAGCATCAACTATTGCCGCAGGAAGCTGGACCTGCTGTGCGGCCTCGAGCGCAAGGCCCGCACCGACCCCAAGGCGTTCCCCCGCACGCCGGCGGAGGACGAGCGCGCCGACGCCGCGACGCAGGCGCTGCGGTATGTTGCCGACGACAACGATTTCCAGGCGCTGCGAAGCCAGGTGTTCGACAACATGCTGGTGGAGGGCTTCGGCGGGCTCGAGGTCGGCCTCGAGGACGACGGCCAGGGCGGGGCGAATATAACGTTGGCGCATGTGCCGTGGGATCGCATCTGGATCGATCCGCATTGCCGCCAGCCGGATTTCCTCGACGCGCGGTATCTCGGCATCGTCATCTGGATGGACCGCGACCAGTTGGAGGACATGTATCCCGACGCGCGCGACGTGATCGAGGGCAGCTTCGCCGCCGACATGACATCGCAGTTCCGTGACCGGCCGGACTACATGATGTGGACCGACAACAACCGCGTCCGCTGCCGCGTGGTGCAGTGCCACTGGTCGGATCGCGGCGAGTGGTATTCTGCCACGTTCACCAAGGCGGGCTATCTGACGCAGCCGCAGCGCTCGATGTTCAAGGACCGCCGCGGCAAGAGCGCGTGCTCGCTGCTATTGCAAAGCGCATACATAGATCAGGAAAACAACCGCTACGGCATGATCCGCGATCTGATCAGCCTGCAGGACGAGATCAACAAGCGGCGCAGCAAAGCGCTGCATCTGCTCAGCGTGCGTCAGACGGTAGCGGAGCAGGGCGCGGTGCAGGACGTGGACGAGGCACGGCGGCAAGTCGCCAAGCCCGACGGCTACATCGAGGTCACGCCGGGCATGCGGTTTGATATCGAAACCGGCGGCGACATGGCGACCGGCCAGTTCCAGCTGCTTCAGCACGCAACGCAGGAGATGCAACTCAGCGGGCCGAACGCGGCGATGTCGGGCACCGATCCGCGCGAGTTGAGCGGCAGGGCGATCCTCGCACAACAGGCGGGCGGCGCGGTGCAGAACGAGCCGTTGGCCGACAGCCTGCGGATGTGGGCGCGGCGCGTGTATGAGATGTGCTGGATGGCAGCGCGCGAGTTCTGGACCGCAGGCAAGTGGGTGCGGGTGACGGACGACCTGCAGGATACGCGCTGGGTCGGCATCAACCGGCCGGTGACGTTGCAGGACGAGCTCGCCCAGATGCCCGAGCAGCAGCGCGCGATGGCGATGCAGCGGTTGCAGTTGGTGCCGGGCGATCCGCGCTTGCAGCAGGTGATACGGGTCGAGAACGACATCACCGATCTGGACGTGGACATCACGATCCAGGAGGGCCAGGACATCCCGGCGATGCAGCAGGAGACGTTCCAGACCCTGGTGCAGCTGGCCGGCATGCAGCCGGGCCTGATACCGGGCGACGTGCTGATCGCGGCGTCGAGCCTGCGCGACAAGGACGCCATCCTGCAACGCATGAAGGACCACCAGCAGCAGCAGGCGCAGATGGGCCAGCAGGCGGCGCAGATCAAAACGC